CGCCCCCCCATTCCCCCGTTCCACCCGCAAGCCATACGTGCTATACGTCGTATCGCCAATCAAATCCACCCGGCTATACCCGCTTCCACTGCGGCTTTTGCCCACCACCACACTCGCCGCATCCGTCGCCCCAGCAGGCACAATCTCCACGTTCCGCGCCTTCACCAGCGTCCCCACAAGGCTGCCATCCAACACATCCACAATCGCATCTTCCAGCGACTGCAAACGTGCATTCAGCGTCGTCGCATCTACATAATCCGCACTCGTCAAGGCATCAAAATACGTCGGCATCGTTCACCTCTATCTATACACATCATAAAACCACACCCGCACCACCGCCTCATCCCCCGCGTTCTTAAACAGCACATTCAAATCATTCAGCCCCGGCCCCAGCGCCAGGAAGTGGGGTGTCAAATACCGAAAGTTCGCTCCCAACACACTCTCTGCCTGCAATACCGCCCGCTGATTCTGCCCATCCACAATCAATTCCTCTTCAGCGGCCACCACGCCCGTATATTTCCACTCGTCCAGAATCGCCCCATTCACTACCCGCTGCACCGTAGGATTTTCGCAACTATCCCCCACGCCAGGCAGGATTGATATAATCGCAATCGAGTCGGCATTGCCCCGCTGCACCACTGTTTTACTCGTGCTGACCCCGCTGGCCGTGAAGGTGTACGCCCCCTGGCCCACCTCCAGGCTATCTCCCAGATTCCACTGCCCATCCAACATCGGCGGCATATACGTCGGCACGAGCCACTTGGGATCGGGCACCTGGAAGAACATCGCAACCTTCTGCCACAGATCGCTGTGCTTATCCTTGTTCTCCCCCATCGTGATATTGTTCACCCGCGCCCAACAGAACCGCGCCGGCAATCGTGGATCAGTCGGCTGCATCACCAGCTTCTGCACGCCCCATTGTTTCATCGCCTTCACCGCATCCCGCTTGGCGTCCATTGCTTCACGGGTTTCTGCAATCAGATGAAAGCCCATCCGCACATTCCCGATCTCACCCTGCGCCGCCTGGTCACCATCATCCGAATACCCCCCATCCAACCCGGGCAGCCGCACCGTCTTCGGCACAGCATCCCCAAAGTTGGACGAGTATTCCCCCAACGCCGCCGGGAACTGATAGCTTCCGAAACTTAATATCCCGCTTCTCATTGATACAATGCCTCTTGTCTCAACCCGCGAACCCCGTTGTCTGCCGTATCCGCGTCTTCAACCGTTCCCCGAATGAATCTGCCACCTGCTTGCCATACTCACTCGCATCCACCCCCGCTGGCGGCACAAGCTGCATGTTGATTGGCCCCACGGTGATCGTCTGATTACCACCCCCACCCCCCACCGGTCCCATCGCCCCGGCTGCCTGTCGGTTGCTCCCAATTGAACTCGCCAGACTCGCCGCATTATTCAGCATTTCAGCCATCCGTCCCACCCCACCCGTCAATACATTCAGCGCCGTCCCAAGCTGGTCATTGCTCACAACCATGCCCGAACGGTTTGGCACATCCAATTCAGGCCCCAACTCACCCGTCAGTCGCGGCGCACCAGTCCCATACCGTCCACCTGCGGCATGAGCTTCTACACCGACTCCCTCACCTCCGGACACAGCCACCGCCACTGAGATGCTCATGCCACTCAGTTCATTGAATTTGTCGATGAGCCGCTGGACAGTATCCGTTGCTCCCTGTACCGCCGTATTTACTGGATCGAATACGCCGGGTATATTCGCCTGAAATGCTGCTACCGCGTCTTGAACGCCGCTCCAGATTGTGTTCACTTTTTCAATGAACATATGGATGAAGCCATGCGTGTCGTTCACGGCAGTATCCGCAGCGGCCATAGCTGCTTCAATTGTCGTTTGGAAATTCGTCAAAGCGGTGATTACATCCTCACCACCGATGCTCTTTAATTCGGTGACGAGTTCTAGGACTTTAGCCTTCACACCATCTAATTGCCCCTGAATTAGAGGTGCATTGTTATCGAACCAACTCTTCAGACGTTGCAGCTCTTCAATCTGCGCCTGTGTACTTGGCCCGCTATCTTCTCGTTCGTCTTCATCATCGCCGCCAAGCCCGAATAAGCCTCCAATGTCTGACACGACCCCCGCAGCATAATCGAGCGCACCGCGCACGGTGTCTACAATTTTCTGACCTAGCTCAGGAATCTTGTCGGTAAGTGCGGTTTTGATTGGCTCAATGATGTTTGTAAGAACCCAATCGGCAACGTTTATTGTGGATGTGGCAATACCATCAAAGACTTTTACCAGGAAATCGCCTACAGTTCCGAGATCAACGTTTGAAAGCTCATTAACGATTGGATCAATGATGTAGGTCTTTACCCACGTCGCCACATCCACTATCGCCGATGCAATGGCATCAAATATCCGCTGTAGAAACGCCGCAATGTCCGCTAATGAAATGGTTGAAAGTTCATCGACAACTGGCGTGACAATGTTGGCCTGTACCCATTCGGAAACCGCCACTACCCCTGTAGCGATGGCATCAAATACCTTCTGAAGGAACGCCCCAACATCACCCCATTTGATAAGAGCAATTTCTCTGAGGATCGGATCAACGATAGCCGTCTTCACCCAACCCAGAACGTCAACAATAGCCTTCGCCGCTGCATCAAAAAGATCACCGACAATGCAGACCGCCCCGCTCCAATCGCGGTCTTTAACTGCGTTTAGAATCGGGTCGACAATATGCGACTTCACCCAGGCCACAGCATCAACCACGCAGGTTGAAATAGCATCGAAGATGTCCCGCAGGAAATCGCTAACAGTACCTAAATCAACTTTTCCAACCGCGTCGATTACAGGCTGAACAACATTCGTCTTGACCCACGCAACTACATCAACAACCGCGCTGGCCGCACCGTCATATAATTTGCGTAGGAAGCCCCCTGCGTCCCCAACAGCAGCGCCGCCCAGCTTGTCCTTAATTGGCTGAACAATGTTCGTGTTCACCCAGTCCGTGACATTCACTACCGCGGTTGCAATACCGTCGTAAATCCTGCCCAGGAAATCGCCGACTGTCCCAAGATTCACCGTGCTTAAATAGCTGAGAACGGGCTGCACAATATTCGTGTTCACCCAAGCGCCAGCCTCCCATGCAGCGCTTACTCCCAGGGCAAACCCCTTCTTGATCGCGTTCCAAACGTCGTCTTTTACTTGCCCCCAATCTGTTGTCGCCACGGCATCAATCAAGGGCTGCCAGATGTTGTCAATTGTCCATTGGCTGAAGTTGAGAGCCGCGCTTACAGCTAGCTCAAATCCCGCCTTTATTGCTGCCCAAACATCGTCTTTTACTTGCGCCCAATTGATCGTCCCTACGGCATCAATCAAGGGCTGCCAAATGTGGTCAATTGTCCATTGGGTGAAGTTCAGTCCAGCGGTTACTACAGCCGCAAAGCCTTGTTTGATGGCCTCCCATGCACTCCTGGCTACCGCACCCCAATCAATTCCGCTAACCGTCGCTAGAATATTCTCGAACCCATCAGCGATGGTCTGTCCAATAAAATCTAAGGCTCCTTCTAACCCCTCTGCCTGGAATACATCAAGCAGTTGCTCGAACCAATCAATAATCTCTTCGATACCTGCTACAACCTGGTCAATGACTGGTTGAAGTGCATCTCGTATCCCCAGGAAGTTTGTGGCAAACGCCAGGGCAAGCAGCCCGATCAACAAAATGAGCAAACCCATCGGCGTGAACAGGAAACTCATTGCATACCCAAGCATCTTGAAGCCAGCGGCGGCAAATTTGAGATAGGTTCCAATGCCATACAGCACCGGCCCCAGTACAGCCAATGCGGCTAGTATCAACCCAAGCGACCCTGCCAGTTTGGGATTCTCGATCACCCATTCAATCAGCTTGTTCACCAACCCTGTGACCGATTCGGCCAGCGGCTCCAGATACTGCTCGACCAACGGCCCCAGCACGACAATACTCAGCGTTTGAATACTGCTCTTAAGCTGATTAACAATCCCTTTGAAACTCGCCATCCGCGCCCGTGCAACCGTCGCCGCATCTGCCGCCCCCTCCATCGACCCCAGCATCGTGTCAATGCCACCGCTCGATAACAATGCGGTTAATCCAAGCTGCCCGTAACTCCCTGCCAATGTCTGGATAACCCGAATGCGCTCCTCATCCGTCATCCCGTCCATCGCGACATTTAAATCGTCGATGACATCATCCAGGCTCCGCATGTTGCCTTCAGCGTCAAACATCGACACGCCGAGTTCTTCCCACATGCCTGTGACATCATCCGTGTCACGCACCATGTTGTTAAGCATCGACTTCAGTTGCGTTCCGGCTTCGCTTCCCTTAATGCCGTTCTCTGCGAAGACCGCCAGCGCTGCGGCAGTTTCATCCACTGATAGCCCAAACAGATTCGCCACTGGCCCGGCATTCGCAAACGCGGCAACCAGATCCTCCACAGTGGCCGAAGATGCACCACTCGCCTTAGCCAGCGCATTCGTCACCACCGTCGCCTGGTCAGCTTCGAGGTTGTATTGCGACAAAATATCCGTGACGGCATCCGCTGCGTAACCCAGGTCGAGGTTTCCGGCAGCCGCCAGGTCAAGCACAGGCCGTAGTGCCATGAAGGTCTGATTAAGGTCATAACCAGACGCCAGCAATTGCAGCATCGCGTTCGACGCATCCACTGCGCTGAAGGCCGTCGTTTGCCCCATCTCCAACGCAACATCGCGCACCCGTGCCATCTGGTCGGCAGTTGCGCCCGTGCGTGCTTCAATTTCAGTCAGTACATCGTCGAAGTTGGCAAATGCGAGGATACCCTGCCCCACGAAGGCCGTGATCGGGGCAAAGGCTAAAGTCATCTGCGAGCCGACCCGCTGGAACCCCGCCCCGATGCGACCAAATGCCGCACCCAGGCCGCCTTCCAACAGGCCAATTCGCTGATTAAATTCGCGTTCGACGTTGCTCAGGTCAACGTGAATCGACCCATACGCCGAGCCGAGGTCAACGCTTCCGGTGGGATCAAAACCCATAACACGCACCTAATGGCGCGGGCGCTGTTTCCTCATCACCCGTACCGCCAGGCGCGTCCCGGTTACTTGCTCATCTATATAGACTCACCCGCCCCCTTCGTTCCGCCTCGTAGGGACACGATACATCGTGTCCGCTGGCCGGGGGTGAGGTTCATTTGCTCATTTTATACGTCTGGTACTCCCGCGTCCCCAACAACTGATCTAAGCTGTACAGCGGTTTCCCATCTTTGCTGCGCTCACTGAGTCGGTCTTCCACCCATTGCCCAAACCAGGCCACAGCTTCATCAAACATCCAGCTAAGTACCGGATGCCGTATCCCCATCAACTGGCTGGGGTTCTTCCCGTAGCGCTTCGCTCGTTGGTCGAGGAGCCAGCACTCCGCTTTCTTCGCCACGAAACTGACTGAGTTGCGCCACCGGGGCCTCACCTCCCATCAAGGCAAAGAACACTTTCATCTTCGCCTCAAACGGGATTTGGTTCACAGAAATACCCTTCTCGAAACCTTGCTCGATCAAGGGTGGCGAGACTAGCACCTTGATCAGAATGTCATCCAGCGTCTTCACCAGCCCGCCAAACGCCTTCTCATCCTTGAAGATTTCCGCCCCAAGCTGCTGCTGATTCAGGTTGCCCCGATTGTTCGCCGCCTTCGAGATGATCGACATCAGCGGATTCACCGTCTCGCCATCCCCCGCCATCAACCCCATCACATCCAGCACGCGGATCTTTAGTCCCAGCTTCTTCCCCACTGGCACAATGATGGTACTTTGCTCCTGCCACGCCTCTAACGACGTGGGATCAAACACCGCACCATTATCCGGCTGAGGAACGTTAACGTTCGGTTTTATTTGCCCTGCCATGTCATCACCCTTTCCTATTACGCGAGCCTTACGCCCGCCTCGATCAATCATTCATTCCCTCCGCCGACTCCCCTCCCCCCATGTTTGGGGGAGGCCGGGAGGGGGCTATAACGAGGTGAACGCCGTGTTGAAATCCGTCGGAATAATCTGCGCCGAATCGAATTCTTTCAGCCGATACACCGAATACAACGTGCCATCTTCCAGCCGCAGCCGTCCGCACATCGCTTTCGTGGTGGGTATCAGGAACTTATTCTCTTTGGCCGCTTCCAGCCCCAGCACGCTGTCCAATTTCATACGTGGCAGATACACCAGTGCGTTCCCTGGCCCATCCACTTTTAGTCGAGCAACCATCCCGAAGTAATCGAGGTTATTCCCACCCTCGAACTCCCACTCACGGGTAGCCGTGCCGCTTTCCGTAGGCGTGATGCCTGTCATCTCGCCATACGCATCTGCCGCCAGCCCACCGAATTCCAACTCAATTTCGCAGCCGGTCAGCACGGACAGAAAATGCTCGTTTGCCCCATAGATCTGCATCGAGTCCGTGTCCGTCGTCGGTGACAATTTGAATGATTGCAGATTCGGCAGCGCTATCGGCGTGTTCCAGGTTTCCGCCTGGGAATCCCATCCCGCCACACTCGCCGCATCCACCAGGTACCATCGATTCCAATCAAGTAGTGCCATCTCAATTCACTCCTTCAGTGACTATTGCTTGATAACGTGATCGTTCCATGCTTGCCGACATGCGATCATCCCGCACGCCCACTACATCCCCAGCCCACATGATCTGATGACACCATTCGTCAGCCGGAGCATCGGGCACTACTGTTTTGTAATTAAGCAGGACTTTCACCCGTTTTCGCGCCTGGCTACACACCGCGAAGCCCGTGTCCTGATAGAAATAAATCTCAAAAAATACTCTATTCGCTCGGATCGTCGCCTGCGCTTCACCAAATGGCACTACCGACGACCACACTATATAGATGCCTGGCCGGATCGCCACCTGCCCGCTCACCATCAGCGTCTCGCGGGTCAGCCCCTTATGCCCCACCGAGTCCATATCATGCACCCCGCCCGTCGCCAGGGCTGTCAACGTGGCATCAGCCACCAGCACCGCCTTCACCGCTTCCCGCAGCGTCGTCATTCCACCAGATCCTTGACGCTACCCCACACTGGCCCGTAATGCTGTTCCAACGTCCGCATCACGATGGCATACCGCTCATCGAACCGCAGCTCCAGCCACTTGCCATAGCTCATCGACTGCCGCAGCACCAGCGTCACCACGTCCGGCGCTGATATATACGCAAATGAGGCCAACGTTTGCCGAGCATTCCCTGTCCGGTCCGTCCAGATCGCGTTGTCTTTGGCCTCGCTCTCAATCTGTGGCGCCCAATAGTCCATCAAACTCAGGATCTTCCGCACCAGCAAATCCTTATAACGGCCAATCTGCCACGCCTGCCGGGGCGCTCTGCCTGCTTGCCATTGAAAGTGCGCCATCAACTTATCCTCCGCACCAGCGCCTGCACTTCGCCGGGCAATGCCACCACGTTAAACACCTCGTAATGGTCAAACGCCACTGCAAACCGATCTCCCACCCGAATATCCGTGTCGGTCACCGTTGGGTGATCCACCACCCCAAACACCACCAGTTCTCGCCGGGCGCTGATACCCGTCGCATCTTCCTGCGGGAAGTACGTCGCATCATAGTCGAGCCGCACCGTCTGCGCCGCCTGTGCCACCCCATCTCGATCCAGCACCAGCGACGTGGCCCGATCCTGTATCCGCCGCCACGCCAAAACCGCCCGTGTCTCCGCGGACGCTGGCTGTATAGTCGAAGTCAGATACCAATCATCAAAATCAGGCATCCGGCCATTCCTTATCCCGGCTCGGCACTTTCTTCAGCCCGGCGATCTTTGCGCTTCCCCGTTGCGATTCCAGCAACACCGCCAACTTCGCAGCGTGCTTATCCCGCAACTTCTCCAGGGCTTTGAACACGTCCGATAGGTTCTCACTAGACTCATTCTGTTTATACGACACTCGCTTGGCACTGTCGGCCAGCAACCCATCCAACGCATCGACGATCACTTGCTGACGAATCACCCGCGTATCGTCATACAGCAGCGCCGCATCATCCCACAGCGCGTCGATCTCCACACTCGAATACACCACGCCTGCCGAGTCCCCAATCGCCAATCGAATCAGGGCTAAATCACCACTAGATGCTGGCACGCTTGGCCCTCCTGCGTCGATCTGTTGTCGCGGGTACAGGTGCTTTCGTCACATCCTGCCAGATGCCCCACACGCGCTCTGCGAATGTCGCCCACGAATACAGCTTCCGTACCGCCAGCATCGAGCGCATTCCCATATAGGCAACAATGTTCGGGTCTTGATTGAACACATGCAGCATCTGTTTGGTGCAATGCGCCCCGTCCGGCTCGGCCCATCGACCCAGGCCCTTGAATTTCGAATGCTCACCCCAGGCCGTTTTCATCTTGTATTCGATCCGATAACCCCATTGCTGGATGTCATCCGCCCACCATTCCGTTGCCAGCGCCGGGCCTCCCGTGGCAGCAAATTCCCTGGGCGGCAGTCCAAACCCCTCCCCACGACTGGGGAAAACCATACAATCCACCGCGTTGTACAGGTCATTCAGTCCATATTCATCCAGATCGGCCTGCAACACTTCGATGTTCGCGTTTTTCATCTCATAGGCGAACTGCTTTTCACGGGTCTTCACCAGCAGCCGCACATCATCCCGATCCCCAAACGCCTCCACAAACGCCAGCATCGCCACGTCCCACCCCTTACGCGCCGCACCCCGATCTCCAATCGTCAGGAAGGTATACGGCTCCCTGGCAGTTCGGCCAGCATGATCCCGCACTGGCCGCTGCACCATGCCATTCACGGGCTTGAATGTCTCAGACACACCAAGCGGCACCACATGCATCGGAACGTGTACCCCACAATCCCGAAACGCCTCCACCTGCCACTTGGCTGGCACAATCACCGCATCACATTGGTTGAGGGCAGCCACCCACCCCTCTGGCAGCTTTGTGCTTTCAAACATCGTGATAGCGATACGCGGCCCCGCCTTCGCCAGCTCCCCATACTCCTCATACAGCGTCGGATACCCCATCACAATCCCACCCACCGTCGCTTTGATGGGGCGATTCAGCAGTTCTCGCAGGGCCGGGCTGTGCGTGTCATAAAATACCTTCCCACGCGGCACGGTCATCGGATTGACGTGAATACCCTGGGCGCTCAGGTGATACACCAACTCCAACATCATGCGTCCATAGCCATCGTATGGGTCATAAGAAGGTGCATACACGCTGATCACGTCTGTCATCACAACCCCCATAGTAGGAACCTAAATCTTCA